AAGTCTTGTGTTTCTTGCTCATGGTAAACTCCTGATGAGTGTGTTTAGTTTACCAAGTTAAAACCTCCTGTTTTTTCAGCACACATCACTTTGAATGGTAAGCAATATATCTTCCCATCTCCACCTAAAACACCGCCATACCATTTTTCAGTGCCGTTTAGATCCACCCCCATATTTGAGCGTGTGGCGGTATTAGTTATGGGGTCGATAATTAGGATGTCTGCGGAATTTTGTGGTGCGCAATATATTTTACCATTATTCGCCAAAACCCCACCCGCCCACTTAAAGGTTCCATCTAAATTAGTACCCATATTTGAACGTGTGGCGGTATTAGTTATGGGGTCAACAATTAGGATGTCTGTGGAGTGATAGGGTATTGCGTAAATCTTGCCGTTTTTATGCAATACTGCGCCAGAAAACTTAGCAATATCAGATAAGCCAATAGAGAAATTATTGGTTGTCGCAGTACTTGCTAAGTTTTCATATTGAGCTGAATTTGATAAAAAATCAAAGACTAACTCGGTGCTGTACCATGGAAATTGCGTAGCAACCACCTCATGACACTCTGTAAATACTTCCTGCTCACCCAATTTTGCTGACAACATATAAAAGTATGTTTCATCTTGAATAACACCTAAGTCCTCATACTCATACACATCACCCAAAATTGTTGCAATCAACATTGCTTGAGTCGGAGTGGTTATTGTTGCGTTTGAGCGATATATTCGTACAGACTCCGACACTACATTTTCATTGCCCCAATTAATTTTGATTTTTACAGACATATCAATACTCTACAACTTCAAATGTGACATTGCTTGGCGCGATTAATGTTGATCTTTTTGTAATATGATCAAATACATTCATGCACTCATACCCGTCACGTACTGTTTTTAAGTTAATGCCCAGCGAGCGCGTGTCAGCTTGCATTGCAGATTCTAGTAGTGTGAAACTATTCGATGCAGTTACATTTACGCTATGTGTTGCAAGCTCAATATCATTTGCATCAAGTTCAATTACAGTGAGTAATGTTTGTGTGTTTTCTTCAAGTGTAATACCCGCATCAAAATAACCAAGAGGCACACCACCTGTTTGCTGTGAACGATTTCGATTTACCCATGTCAAGATAAAGTCATCTTCAAAATAACTCGGCATAAAGATATCTTTTATTCTTACATTGGCCGGTGGGTAAGGGCGAACAGCCCTTGACCCAAAAGTCACAGCATGTGCAGTTGCTTCGCTTAAACTTAACGAATCAGATCCCGTCAGCGTCACTGCTTTGAGTGAAACATTTTCACCGCTCAAGTACTCTAAATCATCAATACCCGAATAATTATCCCAACCAAAAACTTTTGATCCAGCCAAATGTTTTTGCGGCACTGTATCAAAGCATCCACGTTTTACAGTGATCACATTTGTTAATTTATCAAAACTAACAAAAGCCATGATTTCATCATTCACTTGGATTCGGTGATTGACTCCAAGCAACTCAAACTCAGCAACATTCTCAAGTTCAAAACTTGAATCCATATAGCCAATTGCATTTTTCAAAGAAGCACTAGGGCAAAAATCTAGAGTTGTTCTTTCATCATAACCAGCACCTGCATCCACATATAAGCTTGCATTGATATGTTTGTTGTTTGGACGAATCGCAGCCATACCAACATAACCAAGATCGGGATATTTCAAAAGTTTTACATCAACTTCATCTTGGCCATATTGTTCGACGAGTTCGATGTAAGGCACCTCAAACGCAATTGCTTGAGCGTCAATTGCGTCATCACTGACACTCACAACAGGCGGAACATATTCAATAACAGACTGCATTGGACTGCTAAATGAATCTTCAATCGCTTCAACATAAACCGTATTATTGATGCCATCCCCACGTTTTATTGTTCGAATACGCATCACTGCTTCAGCCAACCCATAACTTTCATCTGATAGCTTAAATGGCATCCCCTCGTGCCAAGATTCCGAAAAATTCTCATCCACATCAAATGAAACAGATGTCAACGTGCTAGAAAGTGTTTTTAGATCACGCAGTGAAACACGACTTGCCAAGTTGCTATTCGTAAAACCTTTGTAGTCAATTGCTTGGGAAATCACGCCCCCTTGTTGTGCTATCCGTGCAATATCCTGAACAGTCACAGTTGAATCTTTAGCACGCTCACGATCCCAATACGTCACAGTGACTGAATTTACACACTCAGCTAAAGTGCGACGTTCAAAATCAAGATTACGAATATTGTTTTCATCAAGTGAAATTAAATCTGCAGCATCGTAGTCATCACGGATTAAATAAAGCTTCCATTTGTTCGTAATGCGATCCAAATATAGCTGCGCATTGATATGTTCTTTAATATTGTCAACAAATTCATTGATTGAAGTTGAGTCTGTCCACTTGATCGACATCCCCATTTCTTCATCATAGAGAACATCTGCTGCTTTCTTGAAAGATGCATCATCAATATTCGACTCTGCAACGCCTATGCCCCACACTTGATTCGTCAAACATTCACGTATGATATGCGCTGGATTAATATCCGCATCAATTGATTTACTTCCTGTGCTTGAATATTCTAAATATAGATAGATGCCTGTCGCTGATCCAGTTGGAACTGCATCGACAGCAGCACAATATAAAATATTTTTACCAGCTTTAATCTTGTGGTTTGGAACTGTTGCATGTGAAATATAATAAGAATCAGGTATCAGCTGTAATGGCTCTGCATTCCAATACAATACGCCACCGTCATCATGTTTCATTGCAATTTCAATATCGCCAACTGCTGATACATTTTCAATATTAAAGACTTGGCGAATCATGATTGCTCGACCAACATTTGGCGCGACATGTGTATTCGGCGGAGGAAGCTCAGATACAGCTAAGTATCCAAATGGACCAGGGGCTGTTCCCCACATCGAATCATCAAAATCAATTGCAGAAAAAGGCGCCAATTGCGATAGAGAACTAAAGCCATCTTGAACATGATAAAGATATGTAGAATCAATACTCCCGCCAAAATAACTTGAATTTATCTCCGCCTTTTCGTCATACCACTGCACCTGCCCATCATGCCGTGTATGAATCCGCTTCACCCGCCATTTTGAATCAGGCATAGTCGGACTCGTACCAATATAAACATTGTCGAAAACAACAGAACACACGCCACGATATGCTGAAATTAGCCCCCCGAAAGCATCTGAAATTTTTGTGCAAATTCTTTGCAAAGTACTGCTTTTTTGTTGAGTTGCATGCCCAAACAAAAGTTCGATATTTCCCTGAACTCCACCTGATTGTTCATCGCCACCAAATAAACTTGGCTTGTTTATTGAAATTACTCTATTTGTTCGCTCTTCATTCAAATATGCATCTTTATCCTGAAATGAAATTTTTACGATAGAGTCGATTGGACCATGACATAAAACAAAATGACCACTGGCAAAGTACTTATAGCCAATTGTCTGCTTTTTCTTTTTAGCCATCTTCTTTAGCCCTCATAATCACTTGCTGTGCCATCGCATCATGGCCAAACAATTCCTCAAATCGCTCTATAGCCATTCCCCTATCAAAAAAATCTCGTATCTCAGCATTTGTTAAGCCGTGATTCAAAAAAAAGCGTCTTGCTTTGATCGTACACATATCGCAAGCACGAATATGATGAACAAAAATAAAGCCCGCTTTGTGCGGGCTATTTTGTGATTCCATGACTCACCTATTTTTTGATGGCTTGTGGCGTACCGGCTAAAAATGCTGTGACGTTTGGTGCAACATCACAGGTCCCAAAAATGACAGGAATTGATCCACCTTCATCTGCAGAGGTCACATCAAGTTCACCAGGTGTCAATCTGGATTTTTGACCTTTACGCATCTGAATATATGAAAAGACAGCAACTGCAACCGCAACCACTGCGGCAATAATGGCAAACATTACACAATCCTCGTGGTCGTCGGGTTATCTTCTGGCATATACGCAAAGCCAAGAAAATTATCCGTGTTATTGAATCGATGACATGCTGTTAAAGATTTCATGCATCCAGGGTAAACCTTCACAAAAAATACTGATTCAGATGCTAAATCAAATGCAATCTGAGCATCTGCAGTATTCTGAATTGCAACATCAAGTGCTAACTGCTTTTGATCTATCAATGCTTGAGCATCAAGTAAATCCTGCTCATAAGTCGGACTCAACGGATCTAAAGCATCTCGATCTGCAATAGCTTGAGCCAAATCTGTTTCTGCAATCGCCTGCACATTCTGACTATTAATCAAAGCCTGCTTTGCAGTGTTATATGCCAACAATGCTGCATCAGTCGTCACTTGGTCGACAAGCGTGTCCAAACGACGAATCAATGTTACTGATTGCCCAGAACTCGACTCAATTGCTACATTTACACCGGTACAGCTCTGCAGCATACCAAGTCTGAAATAATTATCTTCGACAGCTAAATCACGTAGTTGAATATTCAACTTATCTACCGATTTAACTGTTGTTTGAATTCCCCATTGTGATTTATCAAGTTTACAACCACTGCCATACAGATCATGACAACAAGTTCGCTGATACTTATAACGCGCACCGGCACGCCCCAAACTTGTATAGTCCGTTTCACATTTCAGTGTGATTTCTACACCATCCGGCTTAACTGCAGTAACACGCCCTTGCCACAAGGTTGAAATATTGCCAAATTGCAACTTGCTCACTTTGACCAGGATATTTTCTTCAAGTG